TCGTCTTCATGGCGGAGTTTTTCTTCTTCGTTAAGGCTTTGGTTAAGTTGCTCCAAATATCCCCAGCACTCGTTTTCAGTTATCCCAAAAGCATTTGCGACTAGGTAGGGGTCAATGGTGGTGTGGATGAGTACCCAGCGGGCTTGTTCGCTTACCATAAATCTTGCTTATTGGCTTCACTAGCGGATTCAAGTTGGTGGAGCTTGTTGTCCTCAAACTTAAACTTTACCCGCCAGTTCTTTTTGGTTCCATCACGGCGGGACTTTCCAATCTTAACCAAGGTCACGTTGTCTGCGTCACGCCAAACGTGAAAGATGTTCGTGGCTGCGGCAGAGATGCCGTTAGAGTTTGCAATGTCGGAGTTGTCGGTTTCGTTTGTTTTACTTCGAGTGTTCTTAACCGCGTGAGCGATGGCGAAAATCATCACGTTGTTGTTGATGGCGTACATGCGGAGGTCTTTGCAAAGCTGGGCCAAGAAGGAGGCGTAGTTAGACATCTCCTGTTGTTGCTTTGGTGTCTTCACGATGTCCCCCAAGGTGTCAATGAAAATCACCTTCACACCTTTTTCACGTATCGCCTTATCCATGTGACGAAACATCCATTCGAGGTCGTCACGGAGCTGTATAGGGGCGTAGGAGATGAGCGAGGTGTCCGCTCCCATTTTTTGAAACGAGTCCCACAGTTCTCGAAGGGTCATTTCAAACGAGAACCACATTGAAGGAATTTCTTTTGCCGCTAGGTTGAGGGTAATCATTCGGCAGAACGTAGTCTTACCCTCTCCTGGAATTCCTGTGACGATGTTGAAGTCACCTTCACGAAATCCGCCGTCAATGCAGTCGTCTATCAGGGTGAACCCAGATTCGATTTTGGTGGAAGTGTCTTGCCCCATCATTTCCGCCCCCTCCGCCAAAAGCACAATCTCGGTTTCCTCTAAGCTCTCTAGCTCTGCGATAGCTTGGTCAATGGTTGTCATATTCCGAGGTAGCGTTCAACGCTAGACATTTTATCGAGTAATTGGCTTGGTGTATTTACTTCTGGGAAGTAGGGGTCTTTCTTTTTCTTTTCTATTTCAATTCGGGCAATACGCTTTTTTAAAGTTTCTAAACCATAAACCTCAAACAAGGTCTGCGCGGCGACACGTTCAATCTCGCGCAACCGCCACAGGGCGCGGGCGGGGTTGTTAAACAGCTCGAACACCGCCAGCACGTCCGCGTCCACCGCGCGGGTCTTTTTCTTTTCTTTGCCTCTAGGCAAAAGGGGCTCACCTGTTTCCAGGTCTATGGCGTTATCTTCGTAGTGCGAATCTTCGTTGTATTTTTTCCAATTCATACTTTCCGCTTTAGCGGCTTTGTTTAATATAGTTTCTTTATTTTCTTTAATGGGAACGCTTTTCCGTGACACTTTGTAACGTTTTTCCGTTACAAGTGTAACGTTTTTCCGTGACACTTTCCAAGTCTCATAGTCCTTGTTTAAGATAATTTTGTCACGCTTTTGCGTTACAATGTTTTTTTCTAATAATCGGGTTTTTGCTTCGTACACCCTCTGACGGTGAAGCCCACATGCTTTAGCGACGTAGGTGTTTTTAAGCCACGCTTCTTTTTGATTGTACCCGTAACTTTTACGTATTAGGCACATCAGGTATTGCCACTCACTACCAGACATTTGCACAGACACTAAAGCCTCTAACAATTCGTTAGCAACTTTTGTGTAGCCGTCTTCTAGTTGTGGTGATGCCATAAATAAACCCCACTCAGGCCGAGCTACCTCGTTGGAGGTAGACCCGCCTTAATGGGGTTTCCTTGCATATTAGTTTCTACTTCGGGTCTATGCTCGGCCACCCCTTGCGAGGTGCAAAAATAATAACACAACAAAAACCGCACAACGGCGGTTCTTGTCCCCAACTGTGAATAACTTAAAACGTAGGTTCCTCTTCTTTCGGCAACTGGTTGTACAATGCAGTCACCATCTTTTCAATTCGGTCTAACTGCTCCTGATTGACGCCACCAATCTCCTTTTTAACGGTCTTGAAGTTCCAATATTCACCTTTCTGCTCAATCTCTATTTCCACCTCATCACCCACGTTCCATGTGAGGGTAGTAGGGTTGCGGAATCCTGATATCTTACGGCCGTCGGTAGTGTCTATAAGACATCGTGCGTAAGGTTTTCCGTCTTTTGTCTTTAATTGATTACCGTTTTTGTCTTTTTTAAAGAATGAGATACGGCTGATTGTGACTTTTTCTACCATACTAGTATTTTATGAGTTTATTAACTTCTGCGTCTAACTTATACACTTCTAGAATATTGGTAAAAGCACGTTCCAACTCACTAATGTCGTACCTCACGTACACATTTTTTTCAGGGACAAAAGACTGTCCTTTAGGGATATGTACGATAATCGCTCCACCAATCTCCGCCTCTTTTTTCATGTCCTTTATGGCAAGACTGTACGCTCCACACTGGTAGAAATGTTTAGTTTGGAGTGAACCAGAAGTCTTGAAGTCGAGGATAAAACGCTTACCGTTTTTCTCTACCACCGCGTCCATAATTCCTGCATACCACAAATCTAAATGATACACAGGGAACTCTGACCGCAACGGTACGTACCCATTAGATGATAACCAAACGAGTACTTTATTCACAACTTCATCTTCAGTACTTGGCGGTACACCTTTCTCTATCCACTGGTTCATCGCGTTTTCAAGTGTTGTGTGGACTTCTTTTCCTTTGTCCCCCGCCGCGTCACGAATCTTCAAGTGTGCTTTTCGTGCATCAGCTGGTTGCTCTCCTCTTTCAATAGCGTCTACTGCTTGGTTTACTGCCCAGTTCACAAGTGAACCAGGATCGCCCCACAAACGAAGAACTGAAGTTACTCCATGGAGATTTTTTCCGTCGTACTTGTGGATGTGTTGCTTCTCATCAAACGTGTACCCCTTAATAAACTCTGTTGTCATTGGCGTGGTCTTGATTACGCTCTTGTTCTGCTTCTGTAATTTCTCCCACTGGGAACAGGTAATCTGTCTCGTCGAGCAGTGTTTGTAATTCGTCTTTCAACTTATTGATTTGTTCGATTGTTTCTTTAATTGTTGTCATAGCTTTTTAGACCAGGGTGCTTACACTCAATCATTCCGGCTGGAATATAAGCGTGAACATCGCTGTCGTATTCTAAGTTAGTAACAAAGCCAGTGTTATTGCAAAACTTGCATACTTCTGTTTCTTCCATATGATTTACTTAATGAGTAATGACTATATAGTAGCATAAGTCAAGAATAAAGCAATTACTTACCTGGGGAAAAGAACCCTATTATAGACGGGTCGGATTTACTTACTTCTCGTTTTCCATACTGACAGCGACGGTAGTTTGTCTCCTCAATAACGTAGTGGTTTTGGTGAACTTCTTTTACCAAAGCGTAGTGGTATAGACCAACCGCCGCGTAATAAAAAACAATTACCTCACCACTGGTGGTAAGGTTTGAAAGTATCTGTTTGGTTGGCGGCAGATTTGGTAAAGACTCTTTAACAAAAAGGTAGCAATTGCACAGGTGCTTTGGTGGCTCTACTACCTCAACTACCTCAACTACAGGTTCAGGTAGAACTTCCACAACTGGTGGTGGCACGTATTCCGCTGGTTGTGCTATGGCGTAAAAAGGGAAGCACAACAGTAGTAGTAACAGTAGGTATTTTATAAGCCGATTTTTATGTCGGGCTGTCAGTGCTCAGTGTGGTGCGGGGACTAATCCGCAGAGTACACATGCCGTACAGAAAGGGACTCACCGCCATATCAGGAACCCTAATTATACCAGATAAACAAAACACACACCCCCGTCGAGGTGTGTGACTGTTGGATAAAACAAGAAACCAACAGCAATTTAGTCTATCACGGCTTATCCACAAGTACACCTATTAGCACATATTCTTTCCATACTGTATAATAAGCTACAGTCGTTCCTTACACCCCCAGATGGTCTACGCCTCCACTTCCGTACCATAACAAAAACGCTAATAACTCACTTCTTCTTGCGGAAGAAACTCGGGGCCAGATAAGTTCGACGCTTATCGGGGGTTCATTAAAAAAAATAAGTAAAAAATATGACAGACGAACACAAGGAAAAGGCAGAGGCTTTTATGAAAGAATACGGTGAATTAGTGGCCAAACACGGTTTTGATTTTGCCGCCTACCCAGTGTTTATCCCTGACGGCCAAGGAGGTTTTAAGGTAGTGGTACAGAGCACTCCAGTAGACATGAGTAAGATGAAGAAACCAGAGGAACCACTAATTGCTAATTAGTATGTTTAAGCGTATTAAAAACCTGCTGGACATTAGTCGGTACTCTGTGGAAGAATTAAAAACAACCCCACCGCAACAGGCAACAGAAGCGCCAGATATGCCAAACGAAATGGCCACCATTGTAGAAATGAAAGAAACTAACCCACTTAACTACATAGAAGATGCAACCACTGAACAATCACTTGATGATTCAGCCGCTGGAAACTAACTCTTTCATAGCCAGTCAACGGACTACCTACGAGGAGGTAGGCATCGTTATTGAAGGCCCCGAAGAACTAAAAGGCAAGAAGGTGTACTTTGATTCTTGGTTGGCTAAGAAATACCCCGTGACGGGAAAGACCGACGAATATGTATGGTTTGTTAAATACGAAGACCTTGTAGCCCATGAGTAGGTACCAAAACAGCCACTGTGTCAGAAACATGCTTCACAATTTCAAACAGTTGCAGCACACCGACAAAGGTGTGGTGGAGCGATGTATACGATGCGGGAAGCACATGCTGTTCCCACACAATGTCCCGAATCATATCTACCTCTCCTACCATATCAGGTCAGCTCTACAGGCTCACGACCCGCGGTACTTAATCGAATATCCACCACAATGAAACAAGACAACCTACACACAGGAAATGAAAGCCGACACCGCCTAATGAACGGTATTACTAAAGCAGCTCAAGCAGTAGGAGCGACGATGGGAACCAGGGGGAGCAACGCCCTTATCCAGGCGATTGAAAATCCTGGGTACCTCGCTACCAATGATGGCGCAACTATCCTTCAGTCAATACGATTTGCTGACCCCTTAGAAGAACTGGGGAGAACTATTCTTGTTGAGGCTGTGTCGCGCGCTAATAAACAATCAGGTGACGGTTCCAGCACGACTACAGTACTCACCGCCGCGATTATTGCTAAGGGAATGGAATACATTGAAGAACATGGCGCAATCACCATTAAACGCTCTCTAGAGGAATGTCTTACTGAAGTGGAAACCAAGATTAAAGCGCAGTCTATTGAAATCACTGAAAACAACGTAGCCCAGGTAGCCACCATATCTGCCGAAGACGAATCTATCGGGAATCGAATACAAGAGATATACCAAAAGATAGGTAAGGACGGGATAGTGTACTGGGATGTCTCCAAGACCACCGAGGACACTTACTCTATGGGTTCAGGTATTAACATCCACGGCGCAGGGTTCCTTAGCCCGTATATGTGTGACGCTAATGATAGTGGACAGAACACAAACCAAATCCGCCTGAAGAACCCACACATTCTCATTACCAAGCAAAAGATAGCTTCCGCCTCTGACTTTGAATCTATTGGAGGCCAGTTGTTTGCCAAAAGCGTCACTGACCTTATTGTGTTTGCAGATGAAGTGGAACCACTTGTTGTTCCCGACCTCGTAAAGACCCGCATGATGCGTGGCTTCCGATTTGTGATTGTGAAGATGCCTGTGATATGGAAAGACCAATGGTTTGAAGACCTCGCACTCGCGACAGGAGCAACTGTTGTAGACCCCTCTGCTGGGCTACCAATGCGCGAATTAAAGATGGAACACCTCGGTACTGTGGGTGATATTATAATTAACAAAAACGACACCTTTATTGACGGCATTAGAGACCTCACGGCACACATCACCGCCTTAAAGGAAGAAGCCACTGAAGACTCACTACACCGAGCATCACGACTCAACACCAAGACCGCCCGTTACTTTGTAGGAGCACCAAGCGAATCAGCTCTTTCTTATCGTCGCTTGAAGGTAGAAGACGCAATCAGCGCAGCGTACCAAGCACTCAATGGTGGAATTGTACCAGGCGCAGGTTCAGTTCTTGCCCACGCCATCCCTGAAGGGGACAGTGTAGGCGCACTCATCCTGAAGGAAGCGTTGCTTGCTCCCATGTTGCAAATCCGCAAAAACGCAGGACTTAGCTTCGTTAATCCACCACAACAAGGTATGGGCTATGACACCCGCACTAAACAATATGTGAACCTTATTGACGCAGGAATCGTAGACCCAACCAACGTAGCTTTAAACGCAGTCCGTAACGCTATCAGTGTCGCCGCTACCATATTATCCGCCCCTACAATAGTAACCTTCCCCGAAGATGATAAGGCTACTCTCTAAATGTGAATCATGTCACAAGAACAAACTAATAATCTCGAACCGAACAGTGAAGCTACCAGGAATGAACCTAACAGCCACCAGCAAAGTACTCATGTGCCGCCAGTGCTTCCGCAAATTAAAGAGAAACCTAAACTAGACGAAATCCGCCTAGTAAAGCAAACCGACGGTAACTGGAAAGGTTACATGCACCTTAACGGCAAAGACCTAGAAGTACGAGACATAGACCCACACTCATGTCTCATGCGACTTCTCACCCACCCCTAAAAAAGCACAAATCGGGGAAATGGGTTTTAAAAAACAAAAATCTAAGAAAAAGTTTTTGTTTCAAAATCCAAAAGGTTCAAATAGAGGTGTACCCCAGGGAGAATAAAATCTAACAGCCTAAATGGTCGTTTTTCTATAAATTATTACACAATAATAAAAGGCATTGTAAAGAGTTTACAATGCGAGGAATTGTTGCGTGGTATTTGGCCTTTAAATTTTATAAAAAAGTGTTGTTGTATCGCTACCATGCCACTATAGTGGGGCATGCACCAATATATGTATATTGCCCACCGTTAGGCATTTAGTGTGGATAACCGCTTGACATTGCCTAGTGTTGGGTATAGTATAGTATTACATACGAGTAACCACGTATGTATAAAAAAACATGAAAAACACAATCACAAAAATAAGAAACACGTGGACATATAACCACAAGGCTGCTATAGTAGCACTAGCACTAGCACTAGCACACGTATACCCCGCCTATATCGCCCCTTATTTACCCTCATGGCCTGAAAATACCGTTGTATACCACAACACAACTACACCGTACACCATAGAGGACGAAATTGAAGCCCGCGCACTAGAGCTTTACAACGAAAACAAGGCAATTGACCTAGAAAAATACCGCCAGGAGGCGATAAGAGAAATGAACGAAAAACTGCTGGCACTTGTTTATAAGAGCCCGTACGTAGACTATAAGGCCCTAAAAGAAAAGCACGGATACTAAAAACTGCGTCAAATTGTGAATAAAAGCCCTACAGTACGGGCTTTTTTCATGTATCATAGTCACATGAGCACACCCCCCCTATGAATGAAGCAGGGAACAAAACCGCCCGAAAATACAAAGTTACCCCGACACCACGACAAAGACGCGCCGCCAAAATAATAGCCGACATTGCCACGGGTAAACGCCCCGACATAAAGAACAGCGGGGATATAGTAGCCGCCGCCGGATACGCCGCCACAAATACAACACAACCCAAAAGAATACTCGATACCGAAGGAGTAAAAGACGCACTAGCCGATTTAGGCTTTACCCCCGACAATGCAAAAAATGTCGTAACGTTCATACTGAATAATACAGCGAGCAAAGACCAGGATAGGCTCAGGGCGGCGGATATGGTGTTTAGAGTGCATGGGACGTACGCAGCGGAGAAAACCGTCAGCTTAAACGTTGACGTTGAAACTAGCGACGAACGTGTTTTAGAGTTGGCAAAACTGCTACGCGATAGGGCGCGCGATGCATAGCACTGGTCAATATAGGGCTTAAAATAAGGCTATATTTAGACTGTGTGCACACTATGTCGCAAAATATATGTTGTGCGACGTATGTTTAAATTGAGGACTGGAACGAAAAGAAAAGAAGAAACCCGCAGGGGGCCCCATAGACCCTAGCAACTACCCTGTAGGTACCTCACTAACCCAACGTATAACTTTTAATAATCACTCCCCCCACAGTCCTTCTAATCCCTCCTAATTGCCCCCTAGATTCGATTTTAAGCTGTTTAATTTCAAAAAATGATAGTAGGTACTTTTTTCCAGCCTCTCACTACCCTTAAACCCAAAAAAAAATAGTAATTTTTAAACTTTTTACACCAATGTATATCGTCAATGTATATCGTCTGTGAATAGCGTCAATGTATATCATTGGTGATATAGCTTATTATTAAAGAATGTCTTACACAGAAATATCCGCCTATAAGTGTGTTTGCGAACGTTGTAACCATGAGTGGAGTGCTTTTAAAATCCCTTTGACTTGTTCTAAATGTAGGAGTCCTTATTGGAATGTACCAAAAGGCATGGCGGTTTCCCTAGAGGCCCCTGAAAAAAAATCTACGCTTCCTACAGAAGATAGAAAGAAAGAACTAGCGGAACTTCAGAAGTTACTCATTCCTAAACAAAAGTTTGACTACTCCACAAAACCCGTAGTTCCAGCCCACACCGTAGACCAGCCTGACTATTACGACTTTGAGAAATCATTCAACTATGACTGATTACACCGATGAAGAAATCTGGGCTGCGGCGGAACTCTATCCTTCCCTTTGGGTCTTCAAGCACAAAATAAAAAACGAAGTCGGTAACGTTCTTGATTTCAAAAAGCGTAAGTTCCTAGTAGACATCTACGACGACTTCTCACCCCTCCAGGCACTTTTGAAGCCGCCTCAGATAGGGGCTACCGTTATGAACACCCTAAAGGCTCTTTATGTAGCCAAGAAGTTCAAACGTCAGATTATCTATACCCTTCCTACTCAGGGTGATGTTCAAGACATGGTAGGTGGTTCGTTCAACCGTATCATCGCCCAGAATCCAATTCTCCTTGATTGGGTGAAAGATAAAGACACCATTGAACAGAAATCTGTGGGAGATTCGATGATTTTCTATCGTGGTTGTGTTGACGAAGAAACCGAAGTTCTTACAGAAAACGGCTGGTGCAAAGTGGGTCAGGTAAATAAAGGAGATAGACTACCTACGCTTAATATGGCTACCAATTCTGTCGAGATGGACACCGTGTTAGACCTAAGTATTTTCCGCGAGAAGAAACAAATGGTACGGATTAAAAGTCGGCAGGTAGACCAACTTGTAACCGCTGACCATCGCTGTGTTGTAGCAAAACGTACTTTTAAAGGAGATAAAAGTCCTTTAAGAATAGTTAGAGCACACGAACTGGTAGGTAAAACCGCCGCCTATATTCCAATGGTGCATCATTCTGTGTTTGATTACACAGGGAAAGGAGATGCTGCTTTTTACAAAATCCTTGGTTGGGTTATCGGAGACGGGTCTTACTGGACTAAGCGTGATAAATACACCAACAAAAAAGGTAAAAATAAAACCGCTATTTCCGAGAAAATTTGTATCATTCAGTCTAAATTCTGTAAGGAATTAGAGGCTGACCTTACAAGTGCAAAAATTGGCTATTACAAAAAGAAACACGGTAAAAACTGTTTCCGCTATGAGTTAAACGCTGAAGCCAGTGTTGCTATTCGAAAGTTGATTCCCACTAAAGAACTTACCTACGACCTTGTGTTTAACGCTGTCCACGCGGAACGGTCTGCTCTACTTCAAGGCTTGATGATGAGTGACGGTAATAACAGCGAAGGAACAAGTTTTTACCAAAACCAAGGTCTAACTACTGATGCTTTTCAGGCACTTTTAGTTTTACTTGGTCGGACAACCACTCAACACCGCACTCGAAAAAACGTTACCGTCACGATAAAACAAAGCGACTACGCCCATGTTAAAGCAAAGTACGTTCCATACAACGGTATCGCTTGGTGTCCTACAACCAATAATGGAACCATATTCATCCGCCGTAACGGTGTTGTTTCAGTCACTGGTCAAACCTTCACTTCAAAACAAGCCATGATGATTCCGTCGGGTTTAAACATCCACGACGAAGTAGACGCTTCCGACCCTGATGTTATCACTCAATACGAAACTCGTCTTCAGGGCCAAGAAGATGGAGGATGGCGGTGGTATTTCTCTCACCCGTCCCTCAGCGGACATGGAATAGACATCTATTGGCAACAGTCCGACCAGAAAGAATGGCACATCACCTGTCCTTCTTGTAAAAAAGAGCAGATATTAACTTGGCCTGACTCCATTGACCCCGAACGAAAATGTTATCAGTGCAAGTATTGTAAAGAAGAACTCCAAACCGAAGACAGAATAAATGGCAGATGGAAAAATAAATACGACGTACCGTGGAATGGTGAACCACTTAAAGGCACCTTCTCAGGCTGGCATGTTTCTCAGTTGATGCTCTACAACAAGACTGCCGAAGACATCCTCAACGCCTACAATGACCCAAACAAAACCAAACAGTATTTCTACAACTATGTTCTTGGGCTTCCGTACATTGACTCCAATGACCGCATTGACCCTCTGGTAGTCCTTAGGAACTGCGAAGATAATGTCAATCCACAAACCAGTCGAGTGGTAATCGGGGCTGACACAGGCCACGGCATCCACTACTCCTTAATGAATTCAGAGGGAGTTTTTTACTACGAACACGCCACCCTCCAGAAATACAAAGACCCTTATGACCGTATTGAAGAACATCTAAAGAACTTCAAACAGTCCATAGCCGTCTTTGACCAAGGCGGTGACTTGATTGGTGTCCGAAAACTCCAACAAAAATACCCTGGCCGTGTATTCCTCTGCTGGTACCGAAAGGATAGAAAATCAGTAGACATGATTACGTGGGGCAAAGGACACGAATACGGAAAAGTTATTGTAGACCGCAACAGGCTCATTACTCTTATTGTAGAGCAATTGAACGACACAGGAAGATTTGTTCTTAACGGCACCCCAGAAGACTGGAAAGAATGGGCTGACCACTTTGGAAACATCTACCGCGAACAAGTCAAAACTAAAGATATTAAAGATAAAGACGACAGAACTCTCTACGGCCCAGACTATGTATGGAAACGTAACGGCCCTGACCACTTTGTCCACACCCTCGTTTACTGCTATGTTGGTATGCAAAAGTACGGAGGCGGTGAACAAGCCACCGTTGTTAGTGAGTCACTAAACCTCCCTTCCTCTATCGAAGCTCACGAAGGAAACTACATCCCCCCTTCAGCTATCCTCACTCACCAATGGGAACCCGACTGATTCTGTTGTGAAAAGAAATTGTTTATTTGTCAATTAACCTTGCTACCATACCTATATGGCCGACCCCTCCAATCCTTTCTCGTTAAACATTCTCGGTGTTTCTGATTTGGTGAACAACCAGACAAATAAAACTGACCTTAATAATTCCTCTGCTGAAGGCCCTACAGGAGAAAGGTACGGCGCACTAACTCTAAAACTTTCCGACGCTGAACTCATCGCTCTTAAAGACGAGTGGGAAAAACGCTACGGCCCTTACGAGGCTAAGATTAAGAGAATTCAAGAACGCAACAAAGAGTCGTACCTTGGAAAACGACCTGACGGCCAGTGGCTTACCGACCAAGATATTCCAATCGCGGCTAACCTTCAATTTGAGGCAGAAGAAACCTTCCTCGCTGCTGCGCTTTCTAAAAACCCTGAACCTGTCGTCTACGCTGACGACACTCCAGAAGGTGATGCGATTGCTCGTTCGGTTCGAGTAATGCTCTCTTACCACGCAAATGAACTGGTATTAAAGCGCAAACTAGCTCTCATGGTACGTCAATGGTCTATTTACCACCTCGGCGTTTTAAAGCATGGTTGGGATAACCGCGTGAAAGATGTCACGGTACAGAACCGAAAAATCCAAGACTTCATCTTTGACCCTAATGGGTACGTTGATGCCTACGGTGACTTTATTGGGTATTTAGGTGAACGTATCACCCTTACGGCGGAGAAACTGATTGAGTTGTTCCCTGAAAAGAAAACCGAAATTGCTCTATCAGTTGATGGAAAGTTGGGGACTGAAGTGAAATACACTGAGTGGTGGTCTGCTGACGATACCTATACGTTTATAACGTATAAAAACATTGTTTTAGACAAGTATAAAAACCCCTACTTCAACTACGCCGAACCAATGAGGGGTATTGACGGTGAAGAACTCACTGTTGGTGATGAACCGATGATGTCTATTCCCAAGAACCATTTTGCAGTACCAAAGAAGCCGTATACGTTCCTGTCGGTGTTCTCGCTCCAAGAAGCCCCCCACGACATCACTTCTCTTATTGAACAAAACATTCCTAACCAGAACCGAATCCGTCGTCGCACTGAACAGATTGACTACAACACTTCAGCTTCTAACAACGCTTACGCTTTTTCAAAGAACAACTTTACTGAGGAAACAGCAAAACAAGCTGCTTCTGCAAGGGCAAAAGGCAATCCTATCCTTGTTCCGCAGGGTGGCCCTATTTCTGAGGCTATTCTTCCTCTCAACGCCCAAGACCTACCTCGTTCAGTATTTAATGAATTAGAGATTGCCAAGACTGACCTTCGACAATCATGGGGAGTCCTTGGAATGACCACCCAGCCCGCCGACGAAGATACCACAGCTCGCGGTCAAATCCTTAATCAACAGAACGACTCAACTCGTATTGGAGGAGGAATTGGAAATGCTATCGAACAAGTAGCAGACAATGTATTTAACTGGCTCACCCAACTCTATTATGTCTTTTACGACGAGGAACACTTCGCCGCCGTTATGGGTACCTCAAAAGCCCTGGAATACGTTACGCTTTCAAACGCGCAACTCTCTATTCCGCTGCTTATTTCAGTGGCCCCAGATTCCCTCCGCCCTCGTGACCAGATTACTGAAATTAACCTGGCTCAGGCTCTATTTGATAAGGGAGTAATCGGCCCGAAGACTCTCCTGAAGATGCTTTCCTTCCCTAACCCAGACGACGCTGCCGCTGACGGCCTTCTTTACAAACTCGACCCAATGACCTATATGCAACTCAACTTCCCTGAGTACGCCCAGCAACTCCAAATGGCTCGACAGCAACAGATGATGATGGGCGGGGCACCTGGTGGCGGGCCAGCTCCTGAAACGACTACAGAACCACCAGAAAACCTGGCTCGGAACCCAGCCGATGCCGGACTCGACCAAGTGCAATTACCGCCAGTGTGAAAATAAAATCTTTATCTAGCAGATAATAGTAATACAATAAATTTATGTCTCATATAAAAATAGAACAAGAAGTGTACACAGGCAACGGAGAAGAAAAAGTGTGCGTAGATTTTGGTGAATTGTCAGACCGTAAATAATTTATATGCACTCAATAAAAGAAGACCCATTGGGCAAAGCCCTTAAAGGAAAAATCAAAGGAAAAACCACTCAAAACCATTCTCGTAAATTTACTCCAATAATCAACGCTGTCACAGGAGAAAGTTACGGACCAAAAGAAATAAAACTACGAAACCGCCCTAATTATAAAATCCCCGAGACTCCTGATGTCTCAGGAATAAACTGGAGTCATTAAATAGTCACCGTTTGTAAGGCAGTACGGTATAGAACAAGCCTGAATCTTATTAAAGTCCTAGAAATAGGCATTAACACCTGAAAAGGATATGAACGAAGAACAAAATTTCTTAGACGAATTCAAGCCGAATGAAAACGACCCGTTTGCGTTCATTGAAAATCAAACTGAAGAAGTCAAAAAGGAAGAACCTGTAGAGGAAACTTCAACAGAACCTGAACCACGAAACCGTCGCGAAAGGCGACTCATGGAAAAACTTCAAGCTGAACGAGAAGCGGCGATTGCATTAGCGGCGAAACTAGAAGCAATTACTCAGTCACAGCAAGCCCGTAGTGAACAAGCAGAGTTTCTATCAGTGGCGGAACGTATTTACGGAACGCAAACTCCAGAACTCCGCGAAGCCACCGAACTTCTTAAAACTGCTTTATTGGGAGTAAAAGAAGAAGCCAAACGGGAAGCTCTTAGTGAGTACCAATTGCTCCGTCAAAAGGAACAGGAGGCGATTATTAACGCTGAAAAGCGTATCGAATCCTTATTAGAGGAAATTGAAGA